TCTATTTAAGAACATCATGTATTCTTCAATAGCGCCTTGCTCATCGAATAAAGCTATAAGAGCGTCCATATCATCTAAGTTTTCCTGAGCAGCATCTGTAGTTGTGTCTGAAAGGCCATTGTAAGCATTACCTCTACTTCTAACAGCAGCGAAGAAACCTTCAGTACCTTTGATAGTATCAGATCGGTGACCAGTTATCGCACCAGCACCACCACCAAGTAATTCACCTTCAATCATCATCATCTCAACGTAATCAGCAAATCTAGACTTAGTATCACCTGCAGCTTTTAAATACCACAAATAACCACCTTGTCCATCTTCACCTGTTACTTCAACCCAACCGATTTGAGAAACATCAGATCCTGAAACCTCATATTTATCTTTAATTATAATTGGTTGATTTGAAAAAGATTTAAATGTAGGTGTGTTTGCTCCAACTCTACCTTGTGTAGCTTTACCATACTCAGAACCTATAACAAGCATGCTACAAGTAACATCTGAAGATGAAGCAGCGATATTTGTTATAGCATCACCATCTTCATTGATAGCTGCTACAGTTATCTTTGGTGCAAAGAAGAAAGTACCACCACCATCTAAATCTGCAGAAGTACCTATAGCTGTTACGTAAGCTTTAACTTCTTTTGTTGCAGCAGGAGAACCGCCTTCACCTGTTATTATAACTACATCACCAACTCGAACACCATGAGGAGCAAGTGTTGTGCCCCAATCAGCGTCATTAGTTGTTGTTGACATCAAATTGCCATCAACATCTGTAAGCATAGTAAAATCATATGTACTACCAGCTTCTTGTTTTAAGTTACCTTTGTATGAAAAGTGTAGTCTACCTTGTTCTGACCAGACTACTTGATCAGCGGTCATAGGCTCTTCAGCCCCAACCATTTCTAAAAATCCACCGATTGTTCTGTTCCCAAACACTTCAGCCTCTTTCTCCATTAAGTCTGGTAAGTATTGCTGAGCCCATCCTTGATTAGCAGTATTAGCTAAATCTAAATAATTAGTTGCTAGAGTTTGCTTTTGAGGAAGTGGCACACTGTTCAGGTTAGCACCCGCGGAAAATTGTCCATTTGCCATAATTTATTTTTTTTAAATGTTATTTTCTTTTTTTAATTCTCAACTTAAAATCATCTGTAGAATCACCTAAAACTTTATATTTAACTCCACCAACATTTGTTTCGCCATGTGTTTGTCTAGGGTCTAAATTTATATTTTTATCTTTAGCAACTTGACCCTTAATAGCATCCGCTTTACCTTGCTCGTAAAAGTGCTTAGCAATAGCATCTGCGTTCATAGCTGTAAATAAAGATTTATGATAACCTCTAGCGTCTTCAATGGTCGAACCATCTTTGTCGGTGAATTTGTTTATAAAATTATTCAAATCACTCTGGGTTGTCTTAACCTTATCAGCGTCCTTAACGTTAAACCTAAACTTTTTATCTCCAACTTCATAATCAAAACCTTTGAAATTTTTATCGAAAATACTGTTAGTCTTTTTTAAAAACGTTTTCTTGCTTGCTTCGTTTTGTTTTTTTGTTTCTTCAGATTCTTTATTGTATCTACTAAAGAAATCAATAGCCTTCTGTTGTTCAGAGGTCAACTTCGACCCAGCTTTGATATCTTCATAGTATTTAGACTTTTGCCCGTCTAAGTGGCTTCTAGCCTCGGCAACTTGCTCTTTGAGTGCTATTTTCTTTTTACGTATATAATTTGGATCATCTGTTTCTTCATCATAACCAAAGTTATCTTCTAACAAAAAAGATCTTTCTTCTGCGGTTAAATGAGATTTAGTTGTTCTATAATATTCATCAAGAACATCGGAGTCATCCATCTTAGATACATCTCTATTTAAATTAACGTAGTCATTTATATCACCACCTGTTTCATCCATAAAGTCTACCAACTTTTGCACGTTCTCAGGTAGTGGTTTACCAGTTGCTTCAGCTTCTTGTACAGCTTCTTCAATTTCCTCTTCAACTTGTTGAACTTCTTCATCTGTTACCTCTTGAACAACAGGTGCTTCTTCTTCAACAACTTCCTCTTTAACTTCCTCTTCAACTTTAGCTTCAGGTTCTGGATTGACTACGACCACCTCTTCTTCTTTAGCGGGTTGTTTCTCAACCTCTTCGCTTTGTTGAACTGGTGGTTTTGTTAAATCAACTTTTACAACGTCATCTTCTATTGGTTTTGTTTTTATTTTAACCTTAGTAACGTTATCATCTTTTACTTCTTCAGTCTTCTCGACTATAGGTTCTTCGACCTTGTTTTCTTTTTTTGCCATAATAAAATTTTATAAAATATTAAATATCAAACTTTTCAAAATTCGCTCCACCCGTAATTAGATCATTACCTGATGATTCAAACTTTTTAAATGTTTCACCCCCTTTTCTTTTGTCTATCATTTCTTTTTGGTGCATAGCTTGCTTATCTACTCTTTGATCTCTACGATCTTCACGCGCGTTTTCCATTTGGTTATTTACACGTGTTTTCATATCCTCTAACTTAGTATTTAGTTCGAACTCATAAGCCATTAAATCTTTTTTAACTCTTACTTCATTTTCTAAATACTGTATTCTAATTTGATTTCTAGCTTCTTCAAGTTCTATATCTGAAGCTACTTTAGCTTGATTCTTTTGCATCTCTGCTTGTGCTGCAACTTGCTGCGCTTGAGCATTAGCTTGTGATTGTGCTTGCATGTTTTGTTGTTGCATTGCTTGATCTCTTTGAGCTTTCTTTTTTCTTTTAACTTTTAATAATTGATTAGCTAGTTTTAAATTTCTAACATCTCTAAGGTCTATAGCGTCATCTAAATCAATTAGCTTTTGTCCTAATGCTGCTTGTATGTTATTTTCAAGTATTTGTTTTTCTTCTTCATCTGGCATTAACTCTATAAATATACCAAAGTCATACAAGTGTAGGTTTTGCATTTCAGATAGTGTAGCAACATTGTGAGCACCTATGGCCTGTATAAAAGCATTTCTCGTTGGAGAGTATTCTATTATATCAGATATTCTTAATGATAAACACTCTGCGGCCTCAACTGTTAAATACAACATTGATTGTAGTATATGTCTAGTTGCTGTATTTGAATTAGCAGCTGCTATTTTTTGAACACCAACTAAAGCGTTACGATCTGGAGTACTAGCATCTCTTGCTTCATTTAAACCAGTTACATCTCTTATCATTTGTAAGTAGTAGTTGTAAGTTGTAATTAAGCTTTGCATCTTACCACCATTAACACCGTTGTTTATTTGTTGTATAGGTATTTTACCTGGATTCTGATCACCATCAGATGTATAACTCCTGCCTATAACACTACCAGTTTGGAAGAACATGTTTAGAGCTTCTTGTGGATTATAGTTTGTTCCGTTACCAAGATCAACCTCTGCTAGACCATCTGCATCTAAATAAACACCATCTGGAACCATACGCGCCATCACTTGTTGTAACTTTAAATGAGTTAATTGTATCATGTCAGCAAAACCTGTTATTCTACCCACTAAAGATTCGATAACACCATTGTACATTCTTGGTGCAACTATTTGATAACTCATTTTAACTTTACTAAAATCAGAATCTGATCTCATCATGTTTGGAGCCATGCGCCATTGTAACAACTTATCTGTTCCTAATATGTAGACACCTTCATATAAAGCTTCAACAACTCTTTCAAGTTTTTTAAACTCTGCATCTTCTGTTTCTGGTGGATTAAATGTATCATCTTTTTCAATTATCTTTTCCGCACCACTACCAACTTTCTTTAATTTATAAACATCATTCATGTGAGTTTTATAATTAAAGTACAACACTTGTATTTTGTTTTTATCTCTATTTGATTTATAGTTTATTAAATCAGATGAAGATTCTCTTATTTGATTTATATCTTCTTCTGATAAATCTGGAAACTCTTTTACAAGTTCATTTAATGGTATTTCTTTAACTTCACCTACATAATATATATCATTAAAATAAGGATCTTCACAATAAGAATAAACTAAATTTGCTGGATCAACATATTCAACTTCAGCGCCACTGCTAAAATCAAATGTTGTTTTAGTAGCTGCTATACCTATAGTTGTTAAATCATATAAGCATCTTCTTCTTATTAAATCATAATCACTGTTTTCAAATAAAACATTTAAAGCCTGCTCTTCTGCTAACTCAACTGCTTGCTTGTAGTTAAGTTGCATATGAAGTGCAAGCTCCTCTTCTGAATCAGGTAGCTTCTCTGGATCATTTTCGTATAAGTCTATGTTAAATTGAGCTTTAGCTAAGTCATTATATTCTTTACTTTTTATATCTCTAAGTATAGACTCCATATACTCAGTTCTTTTACTTATACCGTATTGATCTTGAGAAAAACAATTTATTTCATAAGATCTTTGTGCCATACCATTTACAACAATATCTACAAACTTAGGTATAATAGGTACAGGTTTCCAGTCTAAATTTAAATAAGATAAATCACCGTTTATTGATAATTCATTTTTATATTTTTGTACCGGTTGTTCGCCTCTCGCATAAAGTCTCAACTTATGAAAGTTGTTTATTTGACCACCAAACTTATTTGTAGTGCTTGAAAACCATTCATGCTTGATAGCTCTTGCAACTTTCAAACCATAATCTTCACTAACCTTTTCTAAATCACTTACTGCTTGAGATGGAAAATTTATATAACCGTTATTGTATTTCATATCCCTTGTTTAATTATTCTAGAGTTAATTCCTTTGTTATTGTATTTTGATATATTCAGGTTTACAGGTTGTCTATTTACTTTTGGATTTGGTCTATATAAATGTCTATTGCATGCCATTATTGCTAATCCAGAACTTATTGATGCATCATGTCTTGTTCTTTTGTTTATATCAAATTTAGACCAATCGTTTAAAGTTGAATTAAAATACATAGTACCATAAGTACCATCTTTTAATAAACCAACATGGTCATTGATATACATTTCAATAGCAGCCGCATGAGCTTGTTTTATATCTTCACTTGAGTTTGGTATTCCACCAACTTCTTTTTCAGACGCAGATAGCTTGTTCCATATTTTATCAGGTCTATTCATACTAAAACCTCTGTAACCTCTTCTTCGTAAATAGTATAATAATCTAGGTTTGTTGTTTTCTGCAAGTACC